ACCAGTTTAATCCTATGGTCGCTGGTGCCGTTGGAATCGGTAAAGCTCTGAGGTTGTTCTAATGGCTATTTCTAATCTAGTTACGCCAAGCGGAAATGCGAATAGACCTAGCGTAGGTGCTATGTTTGGACAACGCGCATCCAACGATAACTTCACGAAAGAGTCGGATATTATCTCTGGATCGTTCATTGCTTCCGCTACTAATACGCTCACTCAACTGAATACCCAGCTATCAAAGCTGCAGGAAAGCTCCAAGTCTATCGTCAAGTCGATGACAGACGCAGTGAGCAAGATCAAGACTGTAGACAAAGATATGTCACAGCGATTTAAGAAACTGAACGCTGAAATAACTGCATCGCGTCCAGACTTCGGCAAGTTCCTGTATAAAGCTCCTCCATTACCTCTAGCTGATATTGCGCCTGGATCTATTCAACAAGGGAAGTTGGCTAATACTGCTGGACTCAATATACCGCGACTGCCTATTCCAGACGTTGATCTTCCTGATAGAAAACGTATTCCAGGAGGAGGTAATGCTCGCGGAGGTGGAACAGGTGGGGGAGGAAGATCAGGAACAACTCCAAGAACAGGTGGTGGCGTCATATCAGAAACGCCTAATAAAGGTGCTTCGCCAAAACCACCAGGTGCTCCCGAAACTAAACCAAGAGCGAGTGTTCCCGAAGCTGGTTCGCGAACTGGTGCTGGAGCGCCTACTCAAGCAGAACCACCAAAAACTCCACCACCTGGTGAGCCAACGAAAACTCCAACTATGGACGGAAAAGCTGCTGGCAAAGCTGCATTAACTAAGGCGGCAAGTTTTCTACCAGCTGGTTTATTTGGTGTGCTTGCTGTCGTAGAGGGAAAAGCTGAATACGATGATGCAAAAAAGCAATACGATGAAGATATCAAAAATAAAGTAGACCCAAAGATTGCGCAAGATAAACTTAATCAAACTATCTCTGAAATCTTTGGTAAGGCTTTAGGTGATCTTGCAGGCGGTCTTGGTGGTGCGAAATTAGGCGCTTTAGTTGGTTCTGCGTTCCCTGGTGTAGGAACGCTTGTGGGTGCAGTTGCTGGTGGTGTTACTGGTTCAGTAATTGGTGCAGATCTTGGATTAGTTGCTGGACAGGCGATTCATGATAAGTTTAAGGATGGAAATGTTGATTTCAATGATGCGTTTAAGAATAGGTGGGACGCATTATCAAAGCTAAAGCAAGAACAATGGTTCGCTGGTACTCGAGAAGTTCAGGGTGAAATGGGTAAAGTTCTAGGAGAGGTTGGAGCTCGCGCGCGTCGTCGTGCTGGTATACCTCCTGCTCCAGTGCAGCCAGCTCAAACCGATGGCGGAAGCGCTGGTGCTGGCGCAGGCGCGCCTTCTGGTGCTCCTGCTGCTACAACTCCTCCACCACCAGAAGCTACGAACGCACCAGAACAAAAAGAAGAATCTGGTGAAGGCGGAACGAAAGTTGCTCCTAGTGATGGTGATAAGACTAACACTACAGGCGCTCCAGCTGCGGCAGCTCCAACTCCTACCACTCCATCTGCTCCCCCTCCAGCTCCACGTCCTAATCAAGGAGCAGGCGGCGCTGACGTGATTGTCAATAAGACAACTAACATGTCTTCTAGTTCATCGAGCGGCGATGGACAGAACGTGACGAATCCAAACATGAAGATGAATGCTCACAATACATTGATATCACCGTCACTCAGTCGTCAGATGCTTCAAGAGCACAATTAAAAAAAGGGGAGCCGAAGCTCCCCTAGGTTATCACAGGTGAAAGGAATAAGCCCTGTGATTATCTCAGATACTCACTACAACTCCTCAGCACTTCTCTCTCGTATTCCTTATCGTTCAGCTTTCTGTTTAAGCCTGAAGGATGAGGAAGCACGAAGTGATCTATGTCGAGCTTCGACAGTGCCTTGGAGGGGAATCCACCAAGAGCTACAACTCTGTCATAGCCCTTGATGCAGTTGTTGAGAAAGTCGTAGTCGATATCCTTATCACTATACTTTCCCGCGCGCGGGATGCAGTTAGTAAAAGAGAACAGTCCAATATTCATCTCGTCTGCCCAGCGATAGAGCCTCTTGATAGATGCACATATCTTTGCTGGATTGACCGAAGAGGGATTGATCCCTACGATAAGGATACGTCTAGACATTATTACTCGTCGTCCTCAGCGAGTTTGTTGAAGAACTCGAGATCGTCATCGTCGTCGACTTTCTTCTTCGGTGCAGCGGCTGTCTTACCAACTGCAGGAGCAGCTGACGGACGAGAAGCTGGACGCTCAAAAGGGATATCATCATCCTCGTCACTCTTACGAGCAGCACCGTTTGGCTCAGACAGAACCTTGTCGAGACGCTTCTTGAGTTCATCGTAGCTCTTGAACTTATCAGCAGCAACCAACTCAGCGAGTGAGTGCTCTGACTTCCAGATCGCTTCCATGTCATCATCATCGTCAAGCAGCGGAGCTGGCTCTTCGAACTCAGACTTATCATAGTTACGATAGCCTTCAACCTTGCGGATCTTCAGCTTGAAGTTAGCACCAGCCCACAGATCGAAAGGATTCGTTGGCTTCTCATCTTCGAACTCAGGATTCATCTTCTCGTTGATCTTGTCGAAGATCTTCTTACCGAACTTGTAGAGGAATACCTTACCTTCGTTCTCTGGATGAGCAGGATCCTTGACAACATAGATGTTAGCAATGTATGTCAAGCGACGCTTCTGCTTACGAGCAATCTCCTTGTCCTTGTCGTTACCTGAGTTCCAGAGCTTGGAGTTATACTCAGCGACAGGATCAGCTTGATTGAGAGTAGTCAGAGAGTTCTCGATGTACCAGCCGCCTGGGCCTTGGAAACCATGGTTCCACATGCGGACCCACGGAAGTTCTTCGTTGACAGGAGCGGGGAGGAAGCGAATGATAGCGTATCCGTTACCAGCCTTATCAACTTCAGGCTGCCAGTAGCGATCATCGGTAGACGATCCCTGTTCCTTGTTAGCGAGCTTGTTGATTTCTTTGGTGAGACGCTCCAGCGAAGAAGTGCGCTGACGCTTGAGGGCAGAAAAAGATTCGTTCATGTATGTCTCCGTTGTATGTGTATAACGTTGTGTTTCGTCTTATCCACTTAATCATCATATAGTAGTATATAGTGCGTGTCAAGACGAAAAGACGTCACGCATTACTTTTTTTATCGTAGCCTTTTCAGCTCTGACGAATGGGCGATACTTACTGAGTTGCTTGTGTAGCTCTGGCCACACAATCGTATCAGTGATCTCATCGTTCCACTTGTCGAGAACATCGAAGGCTATGTCGAATGCAATAACAGTTTCAGCCGCAATCTTTCCAGCCATATACATCTTCAATAGAACTGGATGAGTAGACTCAACCAGCAGAATACGGCTTACGCTGTTATTGCAGTTATCTAGAATCACTTCTAGATCTTGTTTGAGATAGTATGAAAAGGCTTCGATACGTTTCTGCCAATTCAAATATACTTTCTCAGATTCGGGACCATTCATCTCACCGATCCAACGCACGCCAGCCTGTGAGATAAAGTTAGCAACGAAGAAGTTGGTTAGTTCATCGTCGTTGTATTTGCGTTCTAGCTTGCGAAAGAGATACTGATCCTTGCGCTTGAGGAATGACTCTTCGCTGATCTTGCGAATCTTGCCGCCATACTTCACAAAGTCGTAATCGCTTGTGAAGTGTAGCTTGAGTGCTTGATAGCGTTGGTAGGCTTTCATGCCTTCCATTAAGCAGCCACAACCACAGGATCAGACTTCCAACCGCGACCATGAAACTTTTCGTAACGCCAGAGGGCAGGAGCCTTATCACTGTTATGAACAAGTTTCTTAGCTTTGATAAGATCGTAAACTTCGCGCGTGATGAACAGTTTATCGTTCAAAGGATCATACGATACGCAGCAGTGCTTGAAGTCGAAGTGTTTAATCAGTTCTTCGCGCGTCTTATATTTGGTATTGATATATTGAATACGACTGTTCTTGACGAAGACGGTCTTTTCAATCTTATCGTTCTGCATGTAGTTTGAATCACCTACTATTACGTCTCCTGAGCGAGGAGAAACAGATATAGATTCGACCGTCATACGATTGGAGTCGTCGTCCAGTATAAACACATCGTAGTCGTTGACTGGTTCTCTGTTGAGCATAGAAGCAAAACAACCACCAGCAACGACGACCTTTTCCATATTGAAAAGCACGTTGACGTTTTCTATGAAGTGCTTACGAATACTATTCTTCACATCAGCAATCAGCATCTGTTCTGCATAAGAAAACAGCTTTGTCTTTAGATCGATCTCGTGCGGATCATCCAGATAATATGGCATTCCAGTTGCACCAATAGCTCCGCCGCCGCCGTTAACAATGTGCTGGATACCACCGCCTGAGCCTTGCATAGTATGATCC